CGATGAACGCCGACCCAGCCACCAAACAGGCACTTGCCGCTCAAGGTGTGGACTTTGGGCATCTGTTGGCCTATTACCTTGATCCCAAGAGAGCCGAGCCGATTCTCACGGACAAGGCTAATCAGGCTCAGTTGCAGGGCTACGCCAAGAACGCTGGCATTGCTAACCTGACGCCGACAATGGCTCAGGAACTTACCCAGCGAGCCAAGTCCAACCTTAACCCCGACGGCACTTTCTCCTCAGCAGAGGAAAAACAGGCGCTTGACGTGGCCGCACAGGGTCAGGGCCTTACGGCTGTCGCCCCCGGTAGCAACGCCCAGACCGTGGACACTACCCAGTTGATTGGTACCAAGTTGGCAGGCTTTGGCGGCACTACCCAAGCCGAGGCACAGCAAGCCACTCAGAAAGCCCTACAGGGTCAAGAGGCCCCATTCCAAAAGGCTGGTGGCTTTGCCAATAACAACCAAGGCGTTACGGGTATTGGTTCGTCTCCACAATAATACCTGCTACACTTAACCATAGGCGTTCGGCCCCAGTAGCTCTGGGTGAGCTGGTCGTATTCTCCACTTGGGTTCTGCACAGCCCTGAGTGCGTATAACGTGCGCCCCAATCCGTTTTAACTCCCTCTTGTTAAAATGCGTACCCGCTAAGGAGCGATTGTCATGTCAGAAGAATTTGATTACTTGGACGAAGAACCAACTCCAACTCAGCCGCTGGACCCGAACATTCGGAAACAGTTGCGAGAGGCAGAGAAGGCTCGTAAAGAACTTGCAGATGTCCGCGCCGAACTTGAAGCAGAGCGTCGCGAAGTCCAGTTCAGTCGTGCTGGTATTCCAGAGACAGGTGTAGGCGCCCTATTCCGCAAGGCATACGATGGTTCAGCAGATGCTGAGGCGATACGTAAGTCGGCTGAGGAATATGGAATCCTAGGTTCACCTACTCAGGCACCAGACCAATCTACTTCTAATGGCGAACTAGAGGCTCTACGTCGTGCTCAAGGCGCGACTATCGGTACATCAGGCGCAATGCCCGATCCCGGTCAAGAGTACTTGTCCGCCCTTACAGAAGCCAAGTCACCAGAAGAAGTCATGGCAATCATTCAGAGTCAAAGTGGTCAATCACTCGGACTCTGGACCTCGCGGGGCTCATTCTAATTAGAGGTTCTACCCTCTAGTCTCGAAAGGACTCCCCAATGGCTACTGACGCCTATAACGTCACTGGTACCGATTCGTTCACCACGGCCGGTTCCGTTGACTTTTCCAAGGCAGCCTATGACCGCATGGCGTATTTCGCTTTGCGTCCTGAGCTGTATTTTGACCAAGCCGCTGATGTTCAGCCGACTGCCCAAAGCATGCCCGGTTCCTCAGTTGCATTTACCATTGTTAACGACCTGAGCATCGCCTCAAGCGCACTTACCGAAAGCAACGATGTTGCTGTTACTTCAATGAGTGACTCACAGGTTACGTTGACCCTTGCTGAGTACGGTAACGCCGTTCTCACCACCGCCAAACTCCGTGGTACGGCGTTTGTGGACATTGACCCAGTAGTCGCCAACGTAGTTGGTTACAACGCTGGTGTTTCTTTGGACACGATTGCTCGTTCGGCTCTTGACAGTGGTACCAACGTAATGTACGCATCGGGTCTTGGCGCCACCGCGCTGAACTCGACTGTTACTTCTCGTTCAGGTGTTGCTGCTGCGACCACGCTGTCCTCATTGGACATTCGCGTTGCTCGTGCTCGTCTCCGTTCACAGAACGTTCCTACGTTTGGTGGCTACTACGTCGGGTACATTCACCCCGACCTCGTTGCTGACCTTCAGGGCGAAACCATCTCTGGATCAAACATTCAGGGCTGGCGCGCACCACACGTTTACTCGCAGCCCGGAGAAATCTGGACGGGTGAACTGGGTGCATTTGAAGGTGTTCGTTGGATTGAAACCCCTCGTGCCCCTGTGTTCCAGGGTGCTGGTGCATCGGCTACGGCTGGTGTGTACACCGTTACCGCCCTTGCCGCTGGTCAGGGTGCAGGAACCATCGGTTCAGGTACGTTTACTGGTACTGCTCCACAGGTTGGCGCTACGCTTTCCACAAATGGTGCTACGGTTACTGGAACGCTTACAGTTAGTGCTGTTGCCGCTAACACGTTTAGCTTCGTTCCCGGTACGCTTTCCACATACAGCAACACCGCTGCCGTAACTGCTGGTACTGTCACCGTATCGGCTACTGGTGTGAACGTGTACGGAACTGTCATCATTGGTCGCCAGGCTCTTGCCAAGGCGCACTCATACGTTGACGGTAACGGCGCTTACCCCCACGTTGTTCCTGGCCCGATTACCGACCGTCTGCGTCGCTTCGTGCCAATGGGCTGGTACTGGTTGGGTGCCTACGGTATCTTCCGTCAGGCTTCTGTCATGCGCATTGAGAGCTCGTCGCTCTTGGGTGCTGACCTCAACACCGCCTTCAACCCCGCTGTTGATGACGGCGAATCCGGAAACCCACAGGCTTAATAAGCCTTAGTTGCTGAAAGAGGAACGGTTATGTCTTGGCCATTTGCATGCGCGGTCTGCGGATCACGCGACATTCAGCCCACGGCAGACGAGGTATGTTGCCTAGTCTGCGGTCGGTTGACTGATAAGGACGGCATAGCCGTTTCTCTTGAAGCGCAGTTCACCAGCGAGGAGAAATAATGACAATCCCCACCGGACAAGGACTTACACAAGGTGTTGAGGCGGCCAGCATGCCAGGCAACCCACTTGCTCGACGCACCGCTCGTGCAATTTCTAACAACAATCAGTTCGGTGGCAAGGGCGACACGTCTGACCCCTGCTACTGCGGTTGTTGCAAAATGGGCGAAGGTTGCTGCTAATGCACCCTTCTGCTAAGCCTTTAGATATGAAGTACATGCGCGGAACGGTTGGCGACGAGCCCATGAGCATCGCCAATAACAATGGGCCTCAGTTGCGTGGCGTAGAGCAGAACACCGCTCGCGGCGTAACGATGCCTATGCAACTTCTGAACATTACCCAGCTTGAATACGCTCCAGCAACGGACGCTCCACCAGTTGATTATTTTGACACTTACGAGGACGAAAACTAATGGCCTATCCCGGCGAAGAAAATCAGATGCGAGAGGACGCGGCTAAGCCGAAGATTGTGTTCACTCGTGAAAGCGCAGTAGATCGTGCCACTCGTGGAGAAGTTTCATTCTTCGTGGACATGCGCCCTTCTACGGTTCTTGAGCAGTCTCAGATGCGCGGTCAGACCCGCACCACTAAGCCTGTTGGTATGGCTGAGCCATTGCCTACTAGTTGGGAAACTGTTGGTGGTCGTGGAAGCCGTGATACTATTGCAGCTCGTGAGTTGGGTGCTTCGGGTCGAAACGACTAAGCGGATAACGTGCCCACGTTTACGCCGCCTACTGTTTACGACAACCCACCTATTCTCCCAGACGGGGGCATAGCGAACCGGCTATTCCGGTACTTCCCGAATAGGCCCCGCTACGTTGCTGTCTTTGCTTTGTCTAACGGTACGTTTGTGCAGGACACTCCCACACCGGAGAACTCCAATACGAACGTGCCTTACCCGTACAACCCGTCGTTGCCGGACGCGCCGTATGCCACGTCTTACTATGTGGACTACAGCCAAACCCCGCCACAACCAACGGTCAGTAACACAAGTCACGATGTATGGATTACTACTGTTTATTTGGCTCCTACATATGTGAGCACCGAACAAGCAGCGATTCTTACCCACGCCGGATACGGAGCTTTGATTTCATAATGCCACGCTACGACTACAAGTGCAACGAATGTCGGACGATTACTGAGGTCACTCAGAGCTTCAAAGACGACGCCCTGACCACTTGTGACGTGTGTGGTGGCCCTATCCACAAGACCTACGGTAGCGTTCTCATCGCCCCTTCTTGCATGCCTACCCGGTCAGAGGCCGCTCGCGTGGAGAAGGAGACGGCAGTAATGCACAAGGACGTAGCCGCCTACAAGCGTATGCGTAAAGACGGCGTACAACCTAAGTCAATCAAGGGCTCCGCTGAACTTGAATCACGCGCAGGATCACGATGGGAAGTCGAGACTGGCATGAACATTGGTGGCAACGAGAAATTGGGTCGTCGTTTTGACGAAGCCCAGTCCGCTATTCAATCAGGACAGGTTGCAGAACTTTAATGGCTATTACCCTTGACGGCGTAGTATCAGGTCCCAGTGGCTTCCTAAACGGTGCTCAGGTAGACGCATGGCTCGTCTCACGCTTCAATAACGTTATCCCCGCCGCTGGTGCTGTACCCCCAGCCGGTCTGCCTGATGCTGGTCCAATCCTTACCGGCACCGACTTTGGTGGTCCCGGTCAATGGCAACTCGCCGTTCCTTCGGTGGACGCCTACTACGTTCGCGTTACCTATCCGGTGGGCGCCACCAACGCTAAGTCCTATTGGGCGCTAGACAACTCACTTGTATTGACTCAAGGAAACCAAGGTGTACAGGGTCCACAAGGTGCTACTGGATTCCAGGGTCCTCAAGCTGCCGCAGGTTCTCAAGGCCCTGTCGGTGCTCAGGGTGCTACCGGTACCCAAGGTTCAGTCGGTGCTCAAGGCCCTGTCGGTGCTCAGGGTGCTACCGGTACCCAAGGTT